GTATAGTAATGTTTTTTCATTTCTTCCATTCATCCATTTCAGTTTTAATTTCATCGCCTTCTGTGTCATTAGCAATTGACAAAGCCATTGCTTGTATATCATCAATAAGATTTTGACATGCTGCTTTATCATATTCTTTATAAGAGATCTCACTAAACTCGTTGCGAACTCGATGTAATAGAATAGCCTTGTCTTTCATTACGTTAATTCTTTTTATAAGGTCTTCGATAGTATGTAACATTAAAACGGTGTCTCCTCGTCATCTTGTTTGCCTTTCCAGTCCTGATGAACCATAGCATAAATTGTTTTAAAGTTTTCGTATGCCTTATTCAGTGCTGGATAGTCTTTGCACATATCTTCTACTTTAGCAACACTAGGCATTATATCTTCAAACTCAGTTTGCTCCCAAACAATTGAATCAGCCCAGTGTGTGTCATCAATTGTAATAGTAGAATTAGTATCAATAGAAATATTAGAATAATCCTGATCTAAAGTTATAGTACTAATTGTATCAGATGTATAAACATCTCCATACATTGTATTATTTGATATATCAATGGTATATGTGTCGTTGTCACTCATTTACAATTGCCTTATAAAGTTCTGTACCGCTAAAGAAATCTTTGTTTAATTTTGTACGTTGTTTTTCTAGTGATACTTGTAAGTCGGTAAAGTTTTCCATATAGTTTACAATTTGTGCAATAACTTTGTCCTTGTGATGCAGATAAGCGTCATAGTTTTCGGTCCATTCACTTGGATACTTAAACTCAGGTAGTGCCATTTCACTGTAGCTGAGTCTGTTTGGCACCATAGGAATAGCATCTACTAATGCACCTTCGTACCAACTAATACCAAGTGTTTCTTGTAAGTTAGCTGAGAACACCATCTTTGCTTCGCCTAACAAATTATGATATTCATTCTTTGTAAGTTGTTGTTCTTGACATACTACAAACTCGTATTGAGGTAAACGCATTGCAAGATCTCTAAAGATATCAACTTGTTTTTCAGGAGCAACACGATGTGGGAACAAGATTAAGTCTCGCTTCTCCATACCTTTGTATTGTGTTAAACTATCCTTTAGATACTCCATAGGCCATCCTACACGATGTATTTTGTCCCAATCAATTGCATAGTCTTCATCAAATACATCTGTAAACATATCAATATGAAAGTCACTTGCAAAAAAGTTATCATCATAACATTCAAACATTGACATTTCAGCATGTCTTACCCAAGGCTTGTCGCCTATAAGTCTACCTAAGAAGTCTTGTGGATCATATGAACCAGCATGCCATAAACCACCAATACGGACATCGACACCGAGTAACTCTGCCATATACTTCAACTGTATAACAGTAGGGTTCCAAGCATCAGTGTATAAAAAGTAGTCATTATTTTTAATTTCACCATTAGCAAACATTCTGCTAATTTCTAGCATTTGCTGTGACTTGTAATTGTTTGTTCCAGCAAAGTTAAGAAATGCCCCAGGCGTAGTTGCCTGAGGTACTTCTCCACCACTAATAACTACAACATTATTATTTGTAGCTCGCCGCAGTTGCTTTGGAAGATATTCTTTCCATTGCTTAGTATAACGTGTATCTACTGCTTCGATGTCTACAATGTAGATGGTCATTAGTTTCTCCGATTATTAAACTGTCGTCCTTCATTGCGAGCCTTAGCACGAAGCCATCCTTGATACTTCTGATACGCAATCCAGTTAGGATCTTCTTTATTATAAAGTGCTTTTTCATTAAACACTTTACCTTCAAACCGACAATAATCTCGATATGAATCTAAATCGTTGAATACTCTTGTATACGCATTACGATTAAAGTTAATAGTCATTTTAAATAATCCTCTTATTATGACTTAGGGTAATAAATAGAACAGCCGTTTTCGTTGTCTTCTGCAACACTAATCTCTACAAATCGGCCAGGATATTTTGTAGCGATTTCTTTGTACAAGTCATCTGCAATCATTTCACAGCTCTTGTGATCAAGCTCTAGTACGCCTTCGACGTCATAGAGTCTTTGCATCCAGCGTTTGAACTGAATGAATTCAATGTCGCGATCGTTGTGAAACACTTCGATGCGAATTTTAAAGTGGAAGATATGACGATGTGGAATACCAAGGAATGATACGTCATCCCAATCGCCGGTTGCTAGTTTAGGATCAGTGTCTGCACCAGGGTACATATGTACACCTTCTTTAGCAAAGGTTACCCAAATACTACGTTCTGCTTTATTCATAGCTGTTTCTATTGCCATTTTTGAGTCTTCTTCTCTCATTCTACGTCCCATGTAATTATGATACGATTCTTGTTGTGTCATAGTATTAAGTATACTTTCATTTAATTACTTTGTCAAGACCATATTTGCTCCAGTCCGTAAATTTATTACGATCCATCAAATCATGCATATTGTGACACCAAACACCTGGATTAGATTCTCTAAATCCTTTATCATCTATTTTTAACATAGCATTATAACCCCATTGTTCGATAAAGGGTACTACAACACGTAGTTGCGGAATAAAATTGTCATATTCTACTAGTGATCCATCTAAGAACCATTCTAAATTAATAGTACTTGGAATGTCTAAACTACATAAGTATCCCTTAATTAAGAATTTTGAAATAAACTTTTCCCATCTTTCAAAGTCAGCTGACTTTGTAGGGTTATAACTATGATTTGCACCAAAGAATATATGTTCACAATCGTTTTGTTTATAAAACTTTATAATTTGATTATGATCTTGTATACCAGTTACGAACATTGTCTTTTTACCGAACGCAGGAGTCTTTTCAACTTCTAAACCGACAAACAATTTTGCATTGTCGCTTTCGCCTGTTTTGTATTCTCGTTTCATGTTAATGCCTTTAATTCACTTTCTAATCTGTGTATTTCGTCTTTAAACCAAAGTTTTTGAGTTTTCATCCGATTAATTACTAACTCATCTTCACGTTTACTATAACATACTTTTATTTCATTGTCAAGCTCTCGATGTTTTCGATATAGTTCTTGTAAGTATGTTGCTAATTTATTATGCTTATCTGTAAATTCAGTCATTGCGTCGACCACTCTTTAAGTTATATAATTCATTTTGCATCATAAATTTTTGTCCTTCAAACTGTTTAATTTTATCTTCAGAGTACTCTTTATCCTTCATAGTAACTATTAATGTTTCTAATTCAGAAATTGAATCTTCTAAAAATTTAAGTTTATCGTTAGGATTCATTCAAATAATTCTCCAAATTTAGTTTGTGCATTTACAGTCTTTTTACCAATAGCACCACGAGTTCCGATGATGCTCATCCAGAATTTTGAATAATCTTCTATAAGTGCTTCGGCACGATCTCTACTATCAGTGGCAAATATTTCATTAACTACGTCTCTAAAGTATAATCTATCAAATCTTTCTTCAACAAGCATCTTAGGTACAATACCGTTATCGTATTGCCTATTTGCTTCTTGCACAGCATTAATATGCATCCATACATTATGACCCATCATTAGTGCATAAGAAAAACTATCCCAAGATGTTTTTCCTTCCTTACCAATTTTGTTTAAGTCACCTGGACCATAAATACAAATATCTTTTGCAGTCATACCTAATGTTATAGGACTATCTTTAAAACTAGGATGTTTGCCTTCTCTTACAAATGCTTGACTAAATGGTGTTATATCTTGTGAAAGTCCTTTATCGTCGATACTTGGCACCATTCGATACACCCACTTAGTTCGATCTTGAGTTTCGAGTTCGCAATAAATCTGTCCATTAGCTGTTGCAAGGAATGGCGATGCACAATCAAAAGTAGCAGTAAAGTTTTCGTTGTGATGTTTTCTTACTGCACGTTGAATGTCTGTTAGTAATGTAGCCCATTCTAGTTTAGATGTGCCTAAGAAGTGCATTACATCGTGTACACCCTTTTCCAGTAGTCCGTCAAATCTCAATGCAACTAGACGTTTAAGAACCAAATGTACATCACACATGTTCTGTCCACCCATTGACCAGCCATTAAAGTGTGTGTCAGGATATTGTTTAGGGTCGCAATAGTCTTTCATCTGTTGATACCAGTCTTCAGCATCAGCATGATTCTCACCTTGCAAAACATTTAACAATTTACAAGCACCTGTTCTATGCTTCATCCAGTAGTCATTGTTAATGCGTGTTGCGGCAACTGCTTCTGCGTATGTACTAATACCTGTTGCTTTTGCACCTGCTTCTGAACGTGACACCCATGCTGGAATATCAAGCACCATGCCATAGTCCATATATGCGTCCATCCAACGAAGAACTCCGTCACGTTTCTTTTGTGCTTTAGGACAATTAGGATCTTTCCAATCGCCTTCCCAAACACCTTTACCAATTTGGAAACCACCTGAGTCACCTAGTAACCAAGTGTTTTCTCTGTCACGGTTTCGAATCATGTCTTCTTTTGGTACGTGCTTAGTTGTGTCTAAGTCAGCATGTCCAGCTGAGTACAAACTCCATTTGTACTGGAATGCACCTTCTTTGGCATTAAGATAATTTAGACTTTCAACGCCATGAGTAAGATTAGATGGTATTCTAGAGTTATCTACGTATTCGCCGTAACGCTGTTTACCTACATAAGTAGCATAGAAACCACTTAGTGCTGGGAGAAATCTAGCGTAGTCATTTTGTGATGTAGTTAAGTCTTTATTCATCATTCATCTCTAATCCTCTTCTTTTCTAAACTTAGTTTATCTTTGTAACTCATTATATATGCAGCCGCCGAAAGTACTAGTATAGCACCAGCTTCGGCCATTAGTACCAAAGGATCAGCTTCTTTAGAATGCAAAACAATAAGTCTACAAAGTGCAGTAATAGCAATAATAATTGGTAATGAAACAGGTATTCTATGATTTGCAAAAAACGCTCCTACCATTCCTATTATTTCAGTATATATGAATAACATGAATAAGTCAGCAAGTTCTATCTTTCGCAATAAGAACATTTCGTATATATCTACACCAGCCGCAACAACTGTTAGGCTGCCGATAACAGCCAACATAAGTTTTTCAGTTACGATAGTAGTCCAGTGTAGATTAATTTTTTTCATTACTTGCTCTGCGCTGGCAAAATGTAATCATATGTTGCCATACCTGAGTTTACACTAATCTTCATTGCACCTTGGTCTGAAATGCTCATAGTAGCATCGCCGTCTAAGTTTAGAATTGATTGTACCTGTGCTACTGGCCAACTCCATGTATGTGCTAATGTACCTTCAATACCTTTGTGAAAGTCAAACTCGCCTGCGTGTGTACTTGCGTCACCAAAGCTGAATACTAAATTACCAGATTCAGTTTTTACATTGAATGTAGGCTCTTCGGAGTGTGCCGCACTTTGTAGTTTCATACGTGCAATAGCTTCCATACTTGGAGTAAATTCTACAGCCCATTGAGCGCCTTTGAACTTAACAGTCTTTAGCTTTTCTTCAATAATTGCTTTGTTCATAAAGCGATAGTCATTTTGAAAGTCACCTGCTGAATTTTCAAAGTGAATATGCGTTGGAATTGTTTCGCCGTTACGCTCTGCTTGTACTACATCAATCTTAGCATCTTTTTGATACTCTGGATTTTTTAAGTGTAGTGCTAACTTATCTAAGTTAGGCATACCAAATGTACCTGTAAACTCTGATACCGGTGCTGTTGTTTCTGCTGATAAAATAACAGAACGATCTTCTGCCATTGAATCAATTGATGTGCTTGTGTCTGCTGTTACTTTAACTAATGACAAAAAACCTAGTGCATGTGTGTGTGCAACTACGTCTTGTAAGATATCTTTCATACTGTTTCTCCGTTTTGTAAATATATTATATTATCTAAGTTGTTGTTTGTCAAGAACTTTTCTACCGAATATTTAGGTTCGAAGCCCAATGACGACATTTTTTCTGTATTTGCGCATGTCCACTTGCGCTCTCCTGGGGTATTTAGACGGACGGGTAAATTAGGAGCAAGGTTTTGAATCCTAATTGGAACTCCAGTACCAATATCAATAGTACCGTTGATATGCAACTTATCGATTAATATCTCTATAGCATCTAATATATCTTCTAAATGAATAAAGTCTCGATAATGGGTAGTTGTATATTCTAATGTATTGTTTAATAATTTATTAAAGAACATTGTTTCTCTCGGACAGTTGTCGCTGTACACTGTGTGGAAACGCATTCCTAGTGTATTAGGATAACGTTCTGCTAATTCTTCTAACACATACTTAGACGCCGCATAAGGGTTCAAATCGGGCTCGTAAGCACTTGAACTACTTGCATATAGTATACGTGTATCAGGGTAACGATTAAACAATCTACGTGATGCTTCTACATTGTTGTTCCAGTAACTTGCAGGATCTTTAAGGCTTTCACGTACTCCGCTTTTACCAGCCAAGTGTATAATTAAATCAAATTCTTCATTAAATTCTACGTCTAATAAATCATCACCGTCTACAAGATCAAATCCAATTACTTGATTATTTTTACGAAGTCGTTCTAACAGTGCAGAACCAATGAACCCTTTATGTCCAGTTAGCATAATTTTCATTTAAAATCCTCCACGTATCCTGCCAGTCCTTTACATTGTGTGACTTGCTTGGGTGTGTTAATATTTTCGCCAGCGGATAATCATTTCCGCCCTCCTCTATCTTATCACCGAAGAATATAATTCGATCGAAGGAATTAAAATCTTTTATAATTTGCGATTTATCAAATCCGGTAGGATAGATATCAATACCAGTCTCGCCGCCAACTGCTGCCGTTAAGTCTTTATAATCAAGATTAACTTGAAATGCAATACTTTCACGTTCTCTGTGTGCTAAGTCATGTTTGATATAATTTTTTCGTTGTTCTAATGTACAGTTGCGTCCTACAATACTAAAATTTAAACATCCGGGACGTTGTTCGATATGATTGCCTGTTCTTAACGGAAAGCTACTGGTTTGTAACCACCCTTGTAAAAATGTTATTAAACTTTTTGGTGCAGTCCAGTTGTTAGAGCGTATGTTAACGCCGTTACTGTAAACATCATTACCAGAACAGTTATACGCAACCTTTACTGTATTATATAACTCTTCTCCTAACTGTTCGACAGTTTTATCTTTATCAGAACCTGTAACTAAGTATACGTCATGTGTATTACAGAATTCAAGAAAGAATTTACTAAACTCTAGATCAATAGATTGTCTGCTTGGTGTAAGTGTACCGTCTACATCAAATACAAATTTATTCATAAATCTGACTCACTAACGCATAAAGTGCGTTCATTAATTACAAGTTTATCTAGTTCAGTTTGTGCAACTAAACATTGTTTTTCTGTTTTGAACGTATCATAATGAGTGTATTTTAGTTCGCACTCGTCGTCTAAACACACTACAGTACTAATAACAAATAGTATCCACATCATACTTCACATACCCTTCTTCTTAGATCACTTGTGCTAAATCTGTGATCACGTTTATTAAAGTGTAATTCTATTCCACGCTTACGGCAAACATCTTTTCCAGTAAATTCGTCTTCTTTGTATTCTTCACCTAAGAAGCGTACATCAAGTTGGAATAGTTCTAGTATATCAATCAAGTCCTGTTCTGTTTGATAAGGCACAATCTCATCTACTAATTTAAGTGCATTAAGTTGTGCATAACGTTCTACCATTGTTTGCACAGGTTTGTTTTTTGTATCTGGTCTATCAATTGTAGGGTCACTTTGTAGTCCTACAATAAGATAATCGCAATTTGCCCTAGCTTCACGCAACATACCAATATGCCCTGCGTGAAGTAAATCAAATGTACTACATGTAAATCCTACTTTCATATTACACTCCTATTTCTTATAATACTATATTTAGATCAAGATGTCAACCACTAAATACAATATGGAAGATGCTTTCACTAATGCCTTCTTTGGCGTAGTACGAGATGCCCAGGAAACATCAGGGTATCAATTACCTGTTCATCTTGAGCATTATATCGTTATGGTACTTGCAATACATATCGATAAACCTAACTGGCACCCCGAACATTCTTTTGCAAAAGCATATCTTAAAATGAATACTAGATCTAATGCAAAAGAACTAGGTGATACTTGTCTTTTTGTTTCCGGAGTATTTCCAACCTTCGGTACTAAAAAGGGATTGTCTAGATCATACTTTCGTAACATTGGAAAAACATCTTATAGTCAAATAGACGGAGAACTTTTTTCTGATCTTTCAATACACTTTGACTTTCTAAGTGATTTTATAGATATTGCTATACATACTCCTAGTGTTATTAATCTCCAAAATCAAACAAACTATGGAATGTAGTGTGTTGTTTAGTATCTTCTAACGGATAGTTAAGCACACCGATCAAGTTGTCCAGTTTGTTATCAATAATAGTTTCTGCCATAGCAGAATCATCAAACGGTAGTTCTTTAAACCATTCTGGAATACGTAGTTCATCTGTTGGATACGCAACACTTGTGTAACCCAGTGGATTCTGTTTTAGTTTGCAAACAATAACCTTCATACCATCTACAATCTCTTGCGAATACTTGTCGCCATTCATACGCTTGAGTGTATTCCAGTTGATACTTGCTCTTACGTGTCCAGGCATGTTTGCTTTGCCTTGCTTCTCTTCAAGACGCTGATAATGTCCAACTTTGTTTGCACGTTTGGGCGAACCTTTCTCCCAACCAGGACGATCACTAAACTCTTTTCGGAATTCTGTAATACGATCTAACACTTCTTTTTGTGGAACATCTGTAAGTACCATTGTCAGTAATTCTTTTAGGAAGTCTTGCATAAACACAGGAGTGTCTGATCTACGCAAGTCTAAGCCCATTGCCTTTACTTTGCCGGGCTTGCCATCTGTGTCACTTCTAAAACCTTCAATGTCGTACACTAGTGCCGCATAACGCTTCTTAGTAATATACAATCCGCTTTCTGCAACAATCTCTCTAGCTGCCGCAATAACATCTGAACGACTTTTAGGACAATGAAATGCCTCTAACATAAACTTTGGAAACGTTTCGTTAGCCGCTTCGCATATTTGATCGTAAAGAGTAATTACATTATCTTTACCCCACGGAATATGTCCTTCGTTAATATCTTTTTTAAGTGTTGGGTATGCACTAAAGTAACAAGAGTCAGTATCACCGTATATCATTGCTTCGCCTACATGATCATATTCGCCTGTAATAGTTTTGTTAACTTCTGCTGACATATGTTTAACAATAGTACGACCAGTTAGTGTAGTAGATTGACCGATACGTTTATCAAAGAATCTACAACCAGGATTAAGAATAGCACCATACAAACTGTTCAAGTTAATCTTTTTAACTAACTGTCGCTTGTCCCAGTATTCAATCTCTGCTTCGTTGCCTGCATCTTTTGCCTTCTTCAACATTTTCTGCATATCTTTACGTTCAGCATACCAACGCTTTAGTAGTCCAGGAATAACGCCTTCAAATTCTGTTGTAAAGATTGTGCCATTTGAACTAAGCATCCAAGGCATTTGCGAATCAAATACCAATTGATAAATCTCTGCGCCGCTTAATACATCACTGCCACCTGACTCCCAGTCAATAGTTAGTGGAATATCTTTGCGTTGCTCCATTACAGCTTCGTATTCCTCTGTACTAAAGCGTCCTTCCCAACTACCTGCAAAGGATTTCTTCTTCAATCCCATATCTTCTATTACACGAGCATCTGAAATGTCTGGACGTATTTGTCCTACAACAGTTTCTGGCGCCATATTTAATGCACGAATCACACTAGGATACAGTGAATTCAAATCCATTGAGCCAATCCACTTGTGCAAGCCCTTTTTAGGAAACGCAACATATGCACCTGCGGCTTGTGTGTTTTCGTCATCACGCTTGGGCCTATTATTTACTTGCAAGCCTCTATTGTGTGCTTCGTTAACAATACCTTGCTCTGTAACAGCAACAGCACCCATTGTTGTTTGTAGCATCACAGTGTTTTCATGTGCAACAGTATTACTAAGATCAATAAAGCGCAGTTTCTTGTCTAACTTGTCTAGTAGTGCAGTATCTTGAATGTTGTATTCAATAAACTTGCGGAAATCATTGTTATACAACTGATCCAGTGTACCTTCATATGGTACTTTGTTTTCGCCTACTTCAATTTCACCAATAGCGTCTAGTCGATATGTATGACGTTCTTCATATGTGTACTTACGATATAGTTCTAAACTATCTAAATGTACACGACCTACTAGATCGAATGTAACAGCAGCCTTACCGTACTTTTCATATTCACGTTTCTTAGGAAGTTGTCCCCACAAACAGAATCTACGTGTGTCATCTTTGCTTAGTACACGCATAGTTCTGTTTACAGTATACGGAATATCATAACCTTCACTGTTCCAACCTGACAAAATATCAGCATCTTCAATCAGCGTTAAGAAAGTGTCAATCATTTCACCTTCTTTTTCAAACAGCATAACATTGTCAATACCTTCAAGTTCTGCTTTTGCTTGATCCATTGTAAGCGTCTTGGGAGGTACTGCTAAACAGATCATTGTTTCTAACCATTGTAAGTATATACTAATACTTGTAATAGGCATAAAAGGATCTGCAGGATCAGCAAACCCACGCTCTGGATCAAAATCAGTCTCAATATCGAAAAATGCAATGTTTAGTTTAGGTGCATCTTGATTAAGATAGTTTTCACTCAAACATTGAAAGATTGGATTAATATCGCTTTCAAACAATTCTTTGTCGCGGTTAATAGCAACTTCTTTTCGAAAGTCTTTTGTGTTCTTACATATAATACGACTTAGAGGATCGCCGTACACACTCTTGTACTTGCCTCGTTCGTCCTTATAATAAAATGTATATTTTGCTTGATATTCGCGGTATTCTCTTTTACCGTCTTTGCGTTCGACTACACGGATCATATCTTGATCGCGGTCAAACAGTGCGTCTACATAACTCATTTATTCTCCTGTTGTTTCTGGCCAACTAACCTTCTACATGCTCGTAAGTGAGCGACTCTATAGTATATATTACAATACGAATAATTGTATCATAGCAATTGAATTCATTACAACAAACCATGCACATAAAACAATAGCAAATCCGGCTCGTCTAATGATTGTGCTTATTACACCTAATATGCTACCAAACAAATAAAGTGGAATAAATATTTTTGTCGCTGGATCTAACACTGTGTATGTTAGAATTGCACTTGCTGATATTAAAAGGATTGCTTCTAATAATTCACAATAGAATGCAAATGGCGAAAGCTGATAACTTTCTTTAAAAAACCGTATTACTGCTTTCACTTGTCATATCCTAGGGTAGTAACAAGAGTTTCAAGATCATCGTATGCATCAGCATGTGAATCCCAATCACGTTTCATTGCAACTTTAATTGCTTTATTAATTAAACTTGGTTTAATATCTAATTCTTCTGCTACTGCTTTAACAGTATCTTTAAGACCTGCATTTAGATCTTCTACTTCTTGTAGTACTGTTACACCTTCTTTAACTAGTCGTTCTAGTTTTGCTTTTTCTTCAGCACCATAGGTACGGTCACTCATGTATATTACCTCCGTTAAGTTAAGTTAATTATACATTATATTTAGATTAAAGTCAAGTAGAAAATACTTTTTTATTATCAAAAGCACGTTCCCATCCAAAGAATTGTGCCTTGTAATCTGAATGGTCATCTGAGCTTAGATTTTCCCATTCGTGTTTGCGTTGATATAAACGCATTGCGCCTTCATACCAGTCAGTATTATTGATGATATGTTCGAGACGTTCTTTTGCATCGTATGCTTCTTCTACACTATCAAAGTCTTGTTCGATGTGTATTACTTCCATTACAATGTCGTGTGTTACATAGTCTAATGAAAAGTCAATGCCCCACTTAGGTTTAATGTTAAGTAGTTTTTGTAGTATAGGACGATTCACGCATACTTGTTCGATTTGTTCTCTTGCTTCACCACCAAATGCATAACGTGTTAACAGCATACAATGATCCAATACAAGCCCGTGTTCGCTTTGTTCTATATCGCGATACCACTCTTGCACAGGTGCAATATGAAATTGTATTTCTCTATTGAGTTCTACACCATTTGCTTCATAGTGTAAGTGTTCTAATGGTGTTGGAACTTCGTAGCCGTCTTTGTCAAAGTCTTTGAATGGAAGTGTTTCTACTAATGTTCGGTCAATCGGAGTTTCGAGATATGGGTGATTTGTAAATTTAGGTTCTAGATTTACTAAATTCATCTAACTCTCTTCTTAATCTTTCAGAAATAGATTCAGTTTTTTTATTCTTTTCAGCTTTGCTATATTTGTCTTTTAGTCTGCCTAGCTCTTCTTGACTAGCACCATTACGTCCTGCTGCGGCCGCTTTTTTCATATATTCTTTGCCGTGCTTTTTAACACCAGTGTAATATTGTAATCCACTTTCGTTTGTTTCTTCATCTTCTTTTTTGTTAGCCATCTTAACAATGTTATCAAAGATAGTTGCAAACCGTGGTTCAGATAAAATTTTAATTAGTGCTTCAACATATGGACCTAATGCTTCTCTTTGTTGCGGAGTTAATACTTGCCCGTCAACTGCTCGTTGCAAAGAAAGTTGTATCATTTGTACACTGGTCTTATCAGCCACATCCTTACGTGTACGTTGTATTCCACGCATAAGTCCGCCGTCATCTTCTCCTACCAGCTTATCTTTTAAAGGATGTTTAGTTCGCCCTGGCTCTGCACTAGGCATTAAGTCTTTGCCTTTTGCTTGCCCTGCACTACCTGTTTTTTGTGATTCGTTAACTATTACTCCAGCAAGGGCAGCAAAGTCATTTAAACTATAATTACCTTCAACAGGCATTGTACCCTTTGCTACGTTTACACTTTCTTGTAGATAATCTTTAGCAGGAGTAACACCTTCTTGCGGGTTAGCTGCTTGTGCTTGAAGTTTTGCTAGATCTTCTTTTGGATCTGTAGGATCTATTTGAAATAGTTTATTTTGTAGTGCATGAAAGTCCATAGTTACTCCTTATGCTGGCACACAATTGTTAACTCTGACGCCGCCCTTCATCTTTGTCTTAGGGTTACCAATCTTTTTACCCTTCCAACATTTTGGATCTAAGCGTTGTTTTTCTGCTACGTAACTGTCGCCATCTGCTGCTCTTGCATTACCACACTCTGAACAAACTTCACTTGATTCTCTCGCTATTTCTTTTGCAACTGCACGTTGTAATTTTTCTTCAATAGACTCCATACCGGCATGCATTGCAGC